AATACAAAAATATAATTTGTACCGCTTAAAGGGAAATAATTTAATTCACTCCTGTGCAAGGCTCAATTTTGCTTTATAATGACACCAGAACTTTACCTCTATTCACCTATTTATGACTTCGTTGCGGAGTCTTTGATAGCGAAGATGGAGGAATGCAAAGGTCAGGACATTACGATCAGAGCAAATACACCAGGTGGAAGCGTGATGGCGGCATGGGGAATCATTGCAAAGATGAAAGAGCACGACGGAAATGTTCACATGAAAGTCGACGGATGCGTTGCATCGATGGGAGCTTTCATTTTGGCTTATGCTGGAACCAGTGAGGCGCTTGATGTTTCGAAGATCATGATTCACCGCGCAGATATGTATGTACAGAATGAAGCGGAGCAAGTATTCCTCGATGATTTAAACAAGGACCTCAAAGCTAAGTTCAATAAAAAGATTGACAAGGCGAAGTTTAAAGAGTTGAAGGGAATCACAGTCGATGAAGTATTTGCAAGTGATGAACGTATCGATGTGTGGTTAACGGCAAAGGAAGCAAAGGCAATCGGATTGATTGATAAAATTGTTTCTTTGAACCCGTCGGAAGCCAAAGCCTTTAATGAAAAAATGTTCTCAGTGGCAGCGATTGCTGACTCTAATAAACCAGAACCCAATATACCAAAACCAAATTCAATTATGGATATCGCAAAATTAAAAACAGAGCACCCAGCAGTATATGCAGAAGTAATTGCACTCGGCGTGGCTCAAGGAGTTGCTCAGGAAAAGGACCGCGTTGAAGCGTGTCTTGTATTCCAGGAAATCGATCCTGTGGGAGTGAAGGCAGCAATTGAAAGTGGTAAACCATTGTCAGCAAAGGCTATGAGTGAGTTTACTCTAAAAGTTGTATCTGCTAAAAAAGTGGATGAGATCGAAAAGGACTCGATCGGCAATCCAGTTGTTACTGCAGAAGTTACTGCGGCCACAAAACTTTCTGAAAAGGAAAAGGCACTTGCTTCATTTGAAGCTGCAGCTAAAGCTAACTTAAATTTATAATAATAATCAACCACCACCATGGCAGAAAATACCGTTGTAACTAACACAGGCCAACAAGCCCATGTTACCACCGATACCTCTCGCATATTCTTATACGAGAATCGTTATGAAACCGACAGTTATGTAAATAACTCTGGGTACAATCCAATCACCTTACTTGCTGGTACTGTAATGGGCCGCGTAAGTGCAACAGGCGTTTTGGTCCCATGGCAAAAAGGAAGCTCCGATGGTTCACAAACCGTTGTTGGTATCCTTGCGCAGGACTTAGTCATTGATGCAGGCGCAACAGTTAATGCTGCGGTATGTATTTATGGCGACGTAAATGAAAGCAAAGTATTATTCTATAATAGTGCTGCCACTGGCGCATCATTAGAGACCGTTGATAATGGCCGTCGTATGCGCGACCGTATCAAAGGTGATACTTCTGGGATCCGTTTAATTGTATCTAACGAAATGACTGGATTAGATAATCAATAACCTTTAAAAAACACATTTAAAATGTTAACAATAAGCACCACCGACGCCCAAAATCTTTATACAAAGATGTTGGTTGACGTCTACAAAGAAAAGCCAAAGCCAACCAACTTTTTGCGCTCGTTCTTCCCGACTCAAACTGCAGCAACGCTGGAGGTTAGTATTGAAGTACAACGCGGAACCGAGCAAGCTGCGGTTGATGTTGTGAGAGGAACCGATGGAAATCGTAATCAGTTCTCACGTAGCTCTGAGAAGATTTTCGTTCCTCCTTACTTCCGTGAGTGGTTCGATGCAACTCAGTTGCAATTGTACGACCGATTATACGGTGCAACAGAAATCACTGACGCGGTATTCGCTCAGTATGTGAATGACGTTGCTGACCATGCAATTACATTGCAGAATAAAATCGAGCGTGCTTATGAATTGCAGATTGCACAAATTTTTGAAACAGGTATTGTTATTGTTAACGCAGGAACAAATATCGACTTCAAACGTAAAGCTGCATCTAAAGTAACTGCGACTGCTAAGTGGGCAACTGCTGGAACAGACGTATTTGCACAATTCGAAGCTGGTTGTAAATTCCTGCGCACTGTAGGTAAAGCTGGCGGTGCAGTATTCAATGCAATCCTTGGTTCACAAGCATTGACTGATTTACTTGCAAATGATGTGTTTTTGAAAAGACAAAACCTTTTCAACATGGCACTCGATGTAGTGAACTCACCACAGATGGCTGCCACTGGCGCAACGTACCACGGTACTATTACTGCTGGTTCGTATAAAGTAAACTTATGGGCCTATCCACAATACTATGATTTATCGGGTACCTCTACTCCATACATCAATGATAAAAAGGTGGTGATGTTCCCTGAGAATCCAAACTTTAAATTAGCATTCGCTGCCGTTCCTCAGTTGATCGGTCCGAATACTATGCCGAAAGTTGGTGCTTTCCATATCAATGAATACATTGATCAGCGTGGAAAAGCTCGTATCGTTGATATTGAATCTGCAGGACTTGCAATCCCTACTGCAGTGGATACTATCTACACCATGACTGTGGTGGCCTAATATGATGGGTCGGTAATAATTAGAATATTGAAGTGAAAAAGGGGCAGGTAACACTGCCCTTTTTTTATAAGTAAAAAATGAGCTTACTCGATAAAATAAAACGTGATGCGCAGCGGATCCTCTCCAATGGTGATGAATACGCCGTGGACATTACTTTTATAAATGCGGAGCTTACCACGGCCACGATAAAGGGACTGCATGCCAAAAGGCACCTGCCAGTTTATACCGACGGAAATCCTATCAACACCAGGACTTCCTACATTTCGTTTGCTGAGGCCGTTTTAAGCGAGGCAGGATATCCTGTAAGGAATACTAAAGGAGAGGTAAGTTTAGTCGCACACCGCGTAAATGTGGCCGACAGCACGGGCGAATCAAAATCGTTTGTTATCCAGGAAACATATCCAGATGAAACGCTGGGAATAATTATTGGTATATTAGGAGAATATGAGTAAAATATTAGGAGTCATCCCGCCGCAGAACTTTGAGATTATCAGGGACCGCATCGCCATGATCCTTGCTGACGAGTTGGAGAACCAGGTATTGTTTTATAACCCAGAACTCGACGCGAATGTTTTTATAGAACGCACCGATCCAATAGACAAGACCGAGCTCCCAGCATTAAACGTAAGCCTCGCCAGTGGTAGCTATGATAATAAGGACGTGAGCGGGACCGACGGGACTTATACTTTCAATATTGATGCATACACAAGTGCCAAGGCAACGGCGCTGGCGAACGCGGACACTCAATCGGTTTTCAACTTGCACCGCCTGCTTGGCGTCTGCAGGTATATCATGGAGAATCCTATATACAGAAACCTTGGCTATTCCACGCCATATATATCCAGAGTCACCGTTGGATCTATAAATATTGCAGAGCCTGGAGCCAAGGATGGATTGAGCACATTTATGGGACGCCTCACCGTAACAGTTAGAGTAGTGGAAACAACAGCACTTCTTCCCGCAGTATTGATTGCAGGATATGAAACGGCAGCTAAATTATATACAACAGAGCAAGGATACGTAATAAGTAAATCAAATTAATATCATGGACGATAATCAAAAAGTAACAGACGAAATTTCGACAAAAGTCGGAAAAGGACTGGCCCTCGAATTACGAGTGGATGTAAACATGCACCTGGTGCTAAAAGATGAGCACGGTAATATCAAAGACGAGCGCTTTGTACACAATACCATTACCACTGCAGGCAAGGCAGGAATTGCTGACCAGATCATCGCATCTCCTTCTCTTGCAAAAATGGGATGGATGGCCATTGGAACAGGAACACCAGCAGCGACATTACTTGGAACGGAAGTGGCCCGCGTTGCTTTCACAAGTAAAACGCGAAGCGGCGCCGTTGTAACTGTTGTCGGGGACTATGCTGCGGGCACAGGAACGGGAGCAATTACGGAGGCTGGTACCTTCGACGTGGTAACTGCTAACACAGTAAATATGTGGATGAGTGCTTCCTTCTCTGTTATCAACAAAGGAGCCCTCGATACCTTATCAATCAGCTGGACCTTAACCATCGCGTAAGCTATGATTATACTTGCAGCAGGTGATACTTTAGCAGGAGACTGCGATGCAGCAACCATTGTCAATATATCCGTTTTTGGCATGGAGCTTAGTGGAAGTACTGAGACATATAAATCATTATATCAAGGCCAGCTTCCATCAAGTGCAACCACCTTATATACCGCGACTGCGGTGACCGCTTTTATTCGGTCTATTGTCGTTGTGAACTTAGATACAGTGGCTCGCGTTTTTACTCTGTTTACCAATGGAACCACTGCGGCTAAACAGATAACACCAACGTATACATTACAAGCAGGAGAGTCGGCAGTATATGAGGATGCAAAAGGGTGGTTGTTTTACGATGTGAATGGCCAGATAAAAGGTACCGTGGGCCAAGCACCACTTCGTCCTATTTATGGTCCCGCAGGATGTAAAGCCGAGACTATTGATCGCCATATTTTAGATGAGACAAACGTTGCAGCTTTATCAACAGGACGTTTACAATTACAAGCCATCTGGTTAGTTGCTGGAACCGTAATCACATCGATAAGCTTCTCATCAGCAACCACTGCTGCAGGTACTCCTACCAATCAGTTATTTGGATTGTATGACTCCAACAGAAACTTACTCGCAACGTCGGCGGATAATACCACCACTGCCTGGGCAGCTAATACAATAAAAACATTAAACCTTACTGCTCAATATACGGTCCCATCTACAGGACTTTATTATTTAGGAATAAGTGTTACTGCAACGACGGTCCCAACTTTAAAAGGACAGGCTGCTCCGTCAGCTTCTCAGTTGAAAGGTACCGCTCCAATTCTTAATGGTACCAGCACCACTGGTTTGACATCTGCATTACCGAACCCTGCTGCGGCAATTACAGTTACAACCACACTTATCTGGGGATGCGTAAACTAATATTATATGGCAAGGTTAAACGCGGCATGGAATAATTTCTCTGAACGAGGGCAAACCTGGGATCACTTCTGGATGGATTCCGTTGTCTCTGGTGGTGGCTCCGCTCTAACTAAAAGTTTAAGCGATACCGTCACGCCTTCCGACGCCAACGTGAAATCTTCTGTAATATTTAAATCTGATAGTACCACCCCAACGGACGCGCTTTCTAAAATTATTACTAAGCTATTATCCGACATAGGTACCATGAGCGATGCACCAAGCAAACGCCCTGTAATATTCAAGACTGATACCGCCACGCTGACTGATATCATAAGCAAGGCAACGGGATTGAGTAAGAGCGATTCCTCCACCCTGAGCGACGCCATCCAAAAGTCGATGGTACTCACGGGCCTACTTACTCTTAACCTATCTGATAGCGTAACAGCCTCGGACGCGGTAAGCAAAAGGCATGTTATTAGTAAATCTGACACCGCAACGATTACCGATGCGCTTTCTAAAATTTACGGCCTAAATAAATTAGATTCAATAACGCTAAGTGATGCCTTGGTTAAGGCCATCACAAAACGGCCAACGGACAGCACCACGGTAAGTGATACCTTGGCAAAGTCGATGGTAATAAAACGAAGCGATTCAGTTACCC